TAAAAAGGTTATTTGGAGTGTAAATTTTCGACCTAAAGTAGGTCAAAGTGTAAGCCACTCAGGGAGTCAATGGTTGAGCTTATCTGGCGTAAATACAGAGCCTACTTTGTCAAATGATGATGACTGGTTGCTTATTTTGCAAAGCAAATTAATAAAAAAACAAATTTCTGCATCAACTTACACTTTTTTGGCAAGTGATGTGAATAAATACTTAGAATTTTCAAATGAGTGCGTTGCAACCGTTCCAGATGGTTTGGCGGCTGATTTAGAATTTCAAGGTGAACAAGTAGGAACGGGAGATTTAACTTTCGATGCGGATACGACATTAAACTTTTTTTCTGGATTTTTAGCACAAACAGCAGGACAACATTCTGTTTTTGGAATAAGAACAAAAGGCTCAAACGTAGCTACTTTATTAGGAACTTTAAAATTAGCTTAATATGGACATGGGAATTATAGCAGCGAGTAGAGTTAGAGAATATCCTTTTTTCGTTGGTCCTAATGGAGTAACAATAATTTTAAAAGCTGGTTATGGAGTTGGTACAACAGGAAAAGCAGACGGAGATTCTAGTAATACTACTTATACAGCAGTTTCGGAAGCTCAATTAAGAGCAATGGACGTTGATGATGATTTTACTATTGTTTGTACTTCTTTGGTTACTGATATGAATGCTATGTTTTATGGTGCAACAGCATTTAATCAAGACATAGGGAGTTGGGACACTTCTAATGTGACTACTACGAGATTTATGTTTATTAATGCAACAGCATTTAATCAAGATATTGGTAGTTGGAATACTTCTAATGTGACTAATATGAATGCTATGTTTGCTGGTGCAACAGCATTTAACCAAGACATAGGGAGTTGGAATACTTCTAATGTTACTAATATGCAATCTATGTTTATTAATGCATCAACATTCAATCAAGACATAGGAAATTGGGATGTTTCAAGTGTTACTAATATGGGAAGTATGTTTAAAGATGCAACAGTATTTAATCAAGACTTATCAGGTTGGTGTGTAACTAATATAGCAACTCTACCTACAAACTTTGATACAGGAAGCGCATTAACAGTACCAAACAGACCAATTTGGGGAACTTGCCCATAAAATAAATAAAATTATAAAAAATTAACAAACAAATAAAAACCATGGCAAAAGACGATTTAAAAAACGAAGGAATTCATAACTTAACTAGCATGGGCCAGTTTGGCTATGACCAATATAACACGGATTCCGCAGACGTAACGGGTGTTAAATATTCAACTATTTACGCAAATGAAGACAGTACATTTACGGTTGGCACTTACAGCGTCGGCGGTGCTGCTTCAATAACCGTGGCGTTATTAAAAGGAGGCCATATTCCTGGCGCATTTATAAATATAACCGAATTAACTGGAAACATTCTTTGTGCAAAAGCCACTGAATTATGAGTTTTGGATTTCCTTTTGGTTTTGATATGGGTGGTTTTCGAGGTGGTGGTGGTGGTTTTGACACAGACTACCAAGCAGTTTTAGACTTTGCAATTTCTGAAGGCGACACTCTACCAAGTGCAAATCAACAGATATTACAAAATCAAGTAGTTCTAAGCCTAAAAGATAAAGGTCTTTGGAACAAAAAGGATGCTTTTGGATTATTTGCTACTGATGGAAATGTTGATTTTGCATTAATTTGTTGGAAGAGATTAATAAAAATGACCGCTTTTAATTCTCCAAGTTTTACAACTAATGGAGGAATTGACGGGGGTGGAACTGCATATATTGATACAAAATTCAAAAGTGCTACTGATGGAGTTAATTTCTTATTAGATGATGCTGGTTATAGTGTAAACGTAGGTACAACTACGCCTTCGGGTGATGTTATTTTAGGAAATACACAGCCTAATGAGGGAGGAGTAAGACTAAGGCAAAAGCCTATTGCTGATTCTGAACTAAATAGTTCTTCATTTCCTACAAGTATTGATTATCAAAATGGTGGGAATCTTCACATAGATAGAATAAGTAGCACACAAGTTGTTTTAAAGAGTGAAAATGATATAAAAACTGTCAGCTCAAATTCTACAACTTTAACATCAAATCCTGCTTTAATTTTTAGGCTTATAGGAAGTTACGGAAATGGAAACATAAAAACATTTTCTGCAAGGTCAAGTTTCACAGACCAAGAAAAAAACGACTACAATACAATAATTGACACTTATTTAAACGCAATATAATGGAAGTTTTAAAAGCAAATATACAGCAATATGAAGTTTTACAAGGATTTGCAAATGGTAATCATATAATTGATTTTAGCTTAGATGCAGATGATAATTATATTATCGGTAAGCAAGTTTTAACTGATGATAATTTTATTGAAATAAGAGAGAGTTTAAAAGAACTTGAAATCATTAATTACAAACCCAAAGAAGAGGAAATATAAAATTAACAAACCCCAAAATAATGAATTTACTTTTTCTTAAAGAATATATAGGCATAATAATAACGGCTTTAATCGGTTCAATTGGTACTTTATTCGCTTTTTTTACTGGCAAAAAAAAAAGAGAATCCAATGCAAATATTGAAATTGGCAAAGCTTACATGCAGTTAGCCGAACAAGCAAAGGAATCTATTACAGCCATGAGGAATGAAGTTTCTGAAATAAAAGAAGAAAACATAAAACAGCGATCTGATATGCGCTTACTTCAAAAAGAAATTGGTAAATTACACAGTGAAAATATAAGGCTTCAAAAAATGCTAAATAATATTGAAAAAGAAAACAAAATTTTAAAATTAAAATTAAATAAATAAATTATGAAAACAATTGAGCAAAGATTAGATTTATTAGAAAGCAAATTATTAACGCCAAAAGATTTTCCGGTTCGTGAATACCTTAATTACGGTAGTCATTCGGTAGTCACAAAATCAGATAGGGAATTAATTTTAGAGGAGTTTGAGCAATTAAGCACGGCAGAACAACAACAAAATTTATCTATTTTATGGGCCTTACAGCCTTATAGAACTGATGCTGGTTTTGCTTTCTTTATCACTTGCGGTAAGCGTACCAAAAGGCATGAGTTAAGCAAAAAGAGAAGCGGAGAAAGTGTTCATTTATGGGGCGCCGTAGATATCACTACACAAAGTCAAGATCAAATAATTTATCTAGCCAATTTCTTTAAAAATAAATGGATTGGCGGATATAAACACTACCAAAGCCAACATTTTATTCACATTGATATTTCAAATAACAGAACATGGTAGATCCAAAACCTAGCTACAAAGAAAAAAACGGAACAACTAGGGTTGGAGACACCCTTAGGTGGTTGGTTGAGCAAGGTAGAGAGGTGGCTCCGGAGCTTTTAGAAATTGCAGGTAGCTTAACAGGCGTAAAAGCTTTAAGCGAATTAGGAGCTAAAATAAGCGGTTCAAATGAACTTTCTGAAACGGATAAAAAAATGTTATTGGCTCAGATAGAAATGGACAAAGAAGATATGATTAATATTTCTAATCGTTGGAAATACGACATGCAATCGGATTCTTTTTTGAGTAAAAATATACGTCCAATTTGTTTAGGCTTCTTAACTTTAGCAATGACATTATTTATTATTTTTGATAGCTTAAATATAAATTTTAATATAGATCCTGTTTGGGTTGACCTTTTAAAAACATTACTTGTAACTGTTTACCTTGCTTATTTTGGAAGCCGTGGAGTTGAAAAGTTTAAGAAAATAACAAAATAATCACTTAAAAAAACAAAAACTATCAAAAAAACTTATAATACAAAAAAAATCATTAATATTGTAATATGAATTTTCAACTAGCTAAAGAGATTTACGGATTAACGCCTTTTTGCGTTGATTCCTTTACATTACCAGCCATGCTTTCAGTTTTAAGCGATGTAAAGAACGGAATCAAATTCGACACTCTTAAAGATATTAAAAATGATTCTTTTGACATTGTATTCAATAGTGAGGATCGATTGGTTCGCCGAAATTATGAATTAGAAAATCAAGATGAATTTAACGGCGTTGGAATTGTAAAAATTAATGGACCTATTTTAATGGGCGGAGGTGCTTCGACTTTAGGAATGTTAGACGTTTCAAAAAACGTTTTATCTATGGCAAAAGATAACCGTGTTAAGGGATTTATTTTTGATATGGATTCTGGAGGAGGCTCTACAGCTGCGGTTGAAATAATGGTTGACACGATTAACGAGGTTAAAGCAATGGACAAACCAGTTTACGTTTTAATCTCGAAAGGAGGAACACTAGCCAGTGCCGCTTATGGCATAGCCAGCGCCGCTGATGGTATATACTATCAAAGTGATATGTCAATGGTTGGAAGTTTAGGAACCATGTTACAGACAGAGGGAAGGCAAGCCAATAGCGAAAAGGACGGAGTTAAATATATTAGACTTTATGCCACAAAATCAGTTTTAAAAAATAAGCCAATTGAGGAGGCTTTAAATAATGATAATTATACTTTATTAGTTAATGAGCTTTTAGATCCAGTTAATGAAAGGTTTATTTCTACATTACAGGAAAATAGACCTAAATTAACAAACGAGCAACTTAATGGAAATGCAATATTTGCAAAAGACGACACAGGAGTTTACCTAGATGGAAGATCTACAATGGAGGATTTATTCCAAAAAATAATAACAAACAACAATATTACCAATATTAATTTTAATTCAAAAACAATGACAAAACAGGAACTTAAAAACACGCATCCAGAGCTTTTTAGCGAGGTTCTTGCTATGGGTGTAACTGCTGAATCCGAAAGAGTCCAAAGCTGGTTGGCTCATTCAGAAACCGATTCTAAAGCCGTAATGGAAGGAATCGAAAGCGGTTTGGAAATTACAAATTCTCAAAGGGAGAAATTGCTAGTTAAATCTAGCAAAATGCGAAATATTGCCGAAATGGAAAGTCAATCCGCAAAGGATTTTCAAACAGGAGAATCAACTCTTGATGCTGGACTTTCTGCCGAGCAAAAGGAACTAAACGAAGCTTTTAACTTTAAACTCAAATAAATTATGAGCATTACAGCAACACAAAGAAACGCCACGAACAACCAATCAACGGTTGATTTCGTACGACAAAATTTATTCCTATATGGCGCTAGATTTGCCAAGGGAGTTTTAGTTAACAACTTAGACCCAGCGGCGTCTCAAAACGCCACAACAGGTCAGTTGGTTGTTAGAGACACCGGTACGGCTGGTCAAGTTGAATTAGCAACCGCAAGTAATTTAGCCGACGTGATAGGTATTACTTTCATGAATGATAAAACTTTAGCTTCAGGTGCGACCGCTGCTATTGATTACGCTATCAGTGGGGATATTGACGGTACTCTTTTACAACTACCAACAAGTGTAACGCTTGATACCGTTGTAGGAAACAAGGCTTTAAGAGACGTATTAAACGATTTAGGATTTGTGATATTCGCAGTCCAAGAACAAACTAAAATAGACAACTAATGGCGATCACAATTCAGAATCACACAAAAACGATTGCCAGTAAGGTAGTCGGAACTTTTGTTGAAGATAAACCAGTTTTAGCAGGATTTTCAGGATTCTTTCCTAGAGAAACAGCAATGACTTTGGAAGTAGATTTAGAGGTTCAACGGGATAACGATAGCATAGCCGTAGACGTTCGAAGATTTACGGAAGGGAATAAAAATAAATTCAGCATTGTTACTGAAAAGAAATTTCAACCTCCATATTTTCGTGAGGAATACGACTTTCAAAACGACGAAGTGTATATGTCAACTATTGCTTTAGGGGTTGGATTGGAAAATTCAAATGTTAACGCAATTATCGCTCAAAATGCGCTTAAAAATATTCGTAAAATGCGATCTAAAATTGAAAGATCAATTAGAAAGCAGCAAGCGGATGTAATGCAAACAGGAATCGTGGAGCTAATCAATGGTGATTCAATTGATTATAAGAGAAAGGCAGCTTCAATGGTTGACCTAGGATCTAGTCAATACTTCACCAATCCTACTGCTGACCCTTTAGCTAGTCTAAAAAACGCAGGTACTTTTTTAAGAGACGTTGGAGCAAGTTCTTCAACAACGCTTAACATGGTAATGCGTGGAGAAGGACTAGCCGCTTTATTAACTAATCCAGTTTTTAAAGCCGAAGCTGATAACAGACGTATCAACAGAGCTGATGTACAATCTCCAGAATTTAACAACGTTACTGGTTTTGCTTTTCATGGTCAAGTAGCCGCTGGAGATTTTAATATAAATCTTTGGACTTATAATCAGAAATACACAAAAGCAGACGGAACCACTGCTTATTACCTAGACGCAAATAAAGCAGTATTTATACCAGATGATTTTATGGCCAAAACTGTTTTCGGAGGATTACCTAACATGGTAGATCGTCAAATAGGTGGCGAGAACGCATCAATGCCTTCTATCACGGAAGCTGAGTTTCTTTTGCGAGCTTATTCAGATTCTAAAACGATGAGTTCAACTCTTGAAATCACATCTGCTCCATTGGCAATGCCAATAACAATAGATAGAATCTATACAGCTCAGGTACTCGCTTAGTAAAAGCGAAGTTATAATTTAACGGCGGCGTAAAAACCGCCTTAATAAAAAGAAAAATGAAACAGTACAAAATTAAAACTTTTAAGCATCTTTTGGCAAATAACAAAATTGCCGTAAAGGGCGAAATTGTAAATGAATCAAAATTTGTAAACGTCACAGAAAGCCTTAAAGGAGGTTTTGTTGAAGAGGTAAAAAAAGAGCCAAAGGATCAGAAAAAACCTAAACCAGATAAGAAATAAACAATGAGCGGAAATCTATTAACAAAAGCCAGAAGGGACGCCAAAAAAATTATGAAGGGCGGGTTTAGTGAAAAAATCACTTTAATTCATCCAGTTAGCGGCTTAACTATCGAAACTGATGGTCTAGCTTCTAAGCACCATATAAATTTTGATTCTGATGGTTTGCCAGTTAATAGTAAAAATGCTCATGTTTGTTTAGATGAAGCCGATTTGTTAAGTAAAAATTATGACCCTCGGGATAATAACAATGAGGTTAATTTGTTGAATCACTTAGTTAATGTAAAAGATTCAACAGGTAATTTAAGAAATTACGTTATTACCGAAAACTTTCCAGACGAAACTTTAGGAATGATAACTTGTATTTTAGGAGATTATGGCACTGATTAACACTATTATTGGACCTTCGGGAACTGAGTTAATAAAGCATCAAATTGCTGCTATGTTAAAGACCGAACTAGAAAATCAAAAAGTATTACAAGAAGATACTTTTCCGATTAATGTTTTCGTTGATCGAATGGTTCCAATTGATAAGAGCGAAATATTAGTCATTAATGTAAGGTTTGAAAGCTTAAATCCAGAATCAATAAATCAACACGGATCACAAGAAAACGCCACATTTACCGTAGACACTTGGGCGGTTGCAAAACAAACCTCAACAAAAAGAGGGGACTTGCTAAGCACGAATTTGAGGGACAAAATCACTTTTCAGATTAAGGCAATTTTGCAAAGTAATTTTTATGTGACATTGGATTTTGTACCGGGTTTAGTTATGTCCTCAAATGTTCAAAATATCGAACCTTATGAACCAAATAATAATCAGGATGCTAGTTTTGTCAGCATGGCTAGGCTTAATCATAATGTTAGATTTTACCAGGATTACAAAGTTTGGGAAGGTGTGGAGGTAACAAATAATCTTACAAATGTAAAATTATCGAATACAGAATTAGGTTACAAATATGAATTAATCAATTAATTAAAAATAAAAAAAACTATGGCAGCAATTTCAACGGCAGTAGGTTTAGAGCGTAGAGCCAGAGTGGCTGGTTACAGAATCACTAAAGGATTCTTTAACGATACCAGCGCAAATCTAAACCAAATTATTGCAATATTTGGAGAAGCGAATACGGCGAACCAAGGGACTTTAGATACCGTAAAAAAGGAAGTCACCTCCGCTCAAGAAGCTGGAGAACTTTATGGGTTTGGTAGTCCAATTCATCAAATTTTAAGAATTTTACGCCCTATAAACTCTCCAGGAGTAGCGGGCATTCCGACAATAGTTTTTCCTCAAGAAACCGCCAACGATTCAACCGCTACGGCGATAGAATGGACGGTCTCAGGCAATGCAACAAAAAACGCCACGCATACATTAAAAGTAAATGGAAGGGATAATTTAGATTTTCAGACTTATGATTATTCAGTCGTAAAAGACGACACTCCAACTGTTATAGCGGCAAAGATTGCTTTGGCTGTTAATTCTGTTTTAGGTTCTGGATTTACAGCAACTTCAACGGGGGCTGTGGTTACATTTACAACTAAATGGAAGGGAGCGACAAGCAAGGAAGGTAATGTAGTAATAAGCAACGAAGGTGACGCTGCTGGAATTACTTATTTGCAAACAGATAGGACTGAAGGAGCTGGTACTGTAGATTTAGCGTCTAGCCTCGCTCAATTTGGATCAACTTGGTACACTTCTATAATTAATCCTTATATTGATAAGCTGGAAGCTTTTGAACAATTTAATGGTATACCCTATGGAACAACACCAACTGGAAGGTATAATCCGATTGATTTTAAACCTTCTTTAGCTTTTTTCGGTAGCACTTTAGATGATAAGGACGATTTGGTAGCAATAACAGGAGCCACGGACAGAATCAGTCAGGTTACTAACGTGCTTTGCCCAGCTCCAAAATCAGATGGATGCACATGGGAAGCCGCTTCAAACATGGTTGCAATATTCGCAAGAATAGCACAAGACACTCCTCAATTAACGGTAAATAATCAAAGTTATCCAGACATGCCTTCGCCAGCATCAGGAGATATTGGTGACATGTCAGACTATAATAATAGGGATTTCTTGGTTAAAAAGGGATGCTCAACTGTTATTTTGGAAAACGGAGCATATAAGGTTCAGGATTTAGTTACAACATATCATCCAGAAGGCGAAATTCCTTTACAATACGCTTATCCTAGAAATTTAAATATTGATTTCAATGTCAGAGAAGGATATGGGATTTTAGAAACTCTAAGCGTAAAAGATCACGTTATTATAGCAGACGATCAAGTAAGCGACGCTCAAAGAACTATTAAGCCGAGACAATGGCAAAGTGTTTTATCTGATTATTTTGAAGATTTAGCAAATAGAGCGTTAATCACTGAACCAGAATTTTCAAAAGAAAGCTGTTCAGTTCAAAGAGGGGAAACAAATCCAGATCGTTTTGAAACTTTTTTCAGATATAAAAGAACTGGAATTGCTAGAATAGAATCAACCACAGTAGAAGCTGGATTTTAATTAATTAATATAAATACATAAAAAACAATGGCAAAATACTCAGGAGGTGACATCATAGAGGTTACCTGTAATCATCAAACTTTAGGAAGCTTTAAATTTTCGACTAAATCAAATGAATCTTATACTTTAGATCCTGGCGGTTTTCGTTCAAACGATGACGCCAATATGGTAACTGGTGGAGGTGAATATATTGATCAAGTGAATCGAGTTAGATGGTCTTTTGAAGGCCCTTTACAAGCTGATTTTACGAGCAACAATGAACTTTTAAATCTTCCAAAATTAGCGGAAAGCGGCGAACTTGGAACTTGGACTTTTACTCATATCTCTGGCATCACTTGGAGGGGTAGAGGCAAATTTGTAGGAGATATTCAAATCGACACCAATAGCGCTCAATTAGGTGCTAAAATCGCTGGAGGTGGTAAATTAGAGCAGCTTTAAAAAAGCAGCATAGGAAAAGTAAATTAATCAACGGCGGTGTAATAACCGCCATAAAATCAAAACGATGAGCAAAGTTAGTAAAGAGGTAGCGTTTAAAGATGTAAAAACTTATTTAGAAAAACATCTAAAAAAGGAATTTAGAAGAAAGCAGATGCCAGATTCTAAAATTTACGAAGATTACGAGGACATGATTGAAGCCGTTGAAGATGGCTTGTTAATTATCGATTCAAAAGGAAAAGTTGAATACACATTAAGATACCCTTTATTTACGGATAAAGAAGATTCCTCTTTGGCCATTAAAAAAGTGAATATCAGAGGCAGAATAAAAGCTGCTGATAAACATGTTTTAATGGATGGTTTGGAAGTACAAAAAAAGTTAGGAACCTACACTTTGAGAATAATTGCTTATATAACCATGCTTCAAGAGGTGGATGTTAAGGAATTAGAAAAGGATGATTTCGATACTTTAAATCAACTTTGCTCGGTTTTTTAGATGGGTGGCTAGATAGTGCAAACATTGATATTGCGATTAAATCCGTAGTTAATGAGCATAACTGGTCGCCTTCTATTATTGATGCAATGTATCTGGATTCTTTAGATTATCATGGAATAGGTTATTGGTATGATAATGCAAAAGAAATGCACGATAAAATGAAAAAACCCGGTAAGTAATTACTGGGTTTTTTTTGTGGTTAGTATTACTCCTTTTCAAAGAAATCAATCTTTCGATCACCTCCAGAAAGTCTTTTGTACTCTAACTGGTTAAAATTGTTTTTATTGATTTTGTCAGCTACTAAATTAATACTGTTTGCTGAATAGTGAGTAACACTTCCACGTCTTACATCCATCAAAAAGCCTGAAAGCATTTTATTTAAATCATCTGAATTTTTGACTTCAAAGTTTAGGTCTCTCTTGTTGTCGTTTTCTTTTAAATTGTTTTCCATTTGTGAATTGTTTTTGTTTGTTGAATCTTCTTGCATTGTTTCTAGGGTTTTAAAGTTATTTTTTCTAAGTTCTCTTTTAATTAAAATTATTAGCCTTCTTGTTTCTATGACTTGAGGGTTTAAGTGTTTTACGGGTTTTCTAAATATAGAAGCTATATAAGAATCTGTTAGATTTTCTATATTTATTTTTGCTCTTTCTTTAATTTTTTTAATATTATTTTTGTAGTATTTCTTACCAGATTCTATATTTTTTTTACGATTTTGTTTATAGTATTCTTTATGATTTTCTTTAATTTTTTCAATATTATTTTCTCTGTATTCTCGCCAATACCCTTTACGTTTTTCAGTATTATTTTTGTAGTATTTTTTTTGAATTTGTTTAATTTTTTCAGGATTATTTTTTCTGTATTTTTTGCTATATTCTTTATGTTTTTCAGGATTTTCTTTATAGCGTTTTTTACTATAAGCTTTTGTGCATTTTTTACATTTTGAATTTAAACCATCTTTTCTTCGCTTCATAACTGTAAAAAACTCTTTAGTCGCTAACATTTCTTTTTTACAACCAGTACAAATTTTAGTATTCTTAACATTTGCCGCTTCCATAAGTTTATATTTTTGACAAACATAACAAACATACAAACCTTACAAACAATAATTAACAAAGTTTTAGTAAAATAAATAAAGCATAGAATAAACGTAGGCAATAATATAGAATAAACGTAGGCAATAATATAGAATAAACGCATGCAATAATAATAAACCCACAAAAACGATTTAATATAAATTTTTTCTTAAATTTGTAGCTATGGCCGCAACGATTAAAGCACCCGTTATTTTTACCGCAAATGACAAGCTAAGTCCTACTTTGCGTCGCATGAGCGCCAACGTGCATGGCTTCGCTTCTAAGGCTTCCGTGGGTATTGCTAGGGTAGAACATCGATTTAATAGATTATTGAGGCCTATACGAAGGGCGCAGCGTCAATTAGGTCAATTTGGTTTATTAGCTGGTGGATTTCTAGCGTTTGCAGTTTTTAAAGGGATTACGGATTTTGAAGAGGGTTTAGTTGGCGTAGGTAAAACCACAGGGACAAGCGGTCAGGAACTAAAGCAATTAGGAGCGGATTTTATAGATTTGTCAGATAGTATGCGAGGTGTTTCAACTCAATCACTATTGGAATTCGGTGAAACCGCTGGGCAATTAGGTGTTACGGGTTCTGAAAATATCTTAAAATTTTCTGGTACAATGGCTAAACTAGAAAGTGCCACTAATGTAGCTGGAGAGGAAGGTGCTTCAAGTATTGCTAGGCTATTAACATTAACAGGCGAAGGTGTTGGAACAATAGATCAATTCAGTGCTGCTTTGGTAGGACTTGGTAACAACTCAGCTGCTAAGGAGTCAGATATTTTAAGTGTAGCTAGTGAGGTTGCCCGAGGAACACAGGCTTATGGTCTGCAAGCCACGGAGATACTAGGACTATCAACCGCGTTAAAGTCTTTAGACGTACGCCCAGAAGCGGCCGGTACTGCCGTTGCAAAAGTATTTAGAGGAATAGAAATGGCTACTATAAAAGGAGGAAAATCATTAGAAAGCTACGCTAAAGTCATGGATATGACATCTTCGGAAGTGGTAAAAAGTTTTGGCGAAAATCCTCGAAAAGCGTTTATGTCTTTTATTGGTGGATTAAATAAAATATCTAAAGAAGGGGGTTCTGTTGCTAAAGCTTTACTAGACACTAGTTTAAGCGGTGAAACGGTTTCAAAAGGTATTGTTCCTCTAGCCACACATTTTGAAATGCTTAATAAAAAAATGTCTCAAGGTGCTAAATTTTATAAAGAAAACACAGCATTAAATGATGAGTTTGAAAATTCGACAAAAACAATTAATACAGCTCTAGCTGATGTGGCTAAATCATTTACTAATTTAACATTAAAAACCGCAACTTCTGGAAGCGGTTTAGAAACCTTGCAGACTGTTTTGTTCTTTGTTTCTGATAACATGGAGACATTAGTTGTGGCGGGTGCAGCTTTAGCTGGAACAATGCTATTAGTTAAGACGGCAATTGTAGCTTCTAAAATAGCTCTATTTGCTTACAATGTTGTTATGGGTGTAAGTACTGCAATTACCCAAACAAATAAAAGAGCCCTAATACAGAACGCTGTGGCTCAAGGAGCTTATAGAACCGCAATGTTTTTAGGAACTGCCGCTACTTCTATAGCAACCGCAGCCACTACAGCTTTTGGAATAGCAGTGAGTCTAACCACATGGCCTATATTACTTATTGTTGCTGCTATTTTAGCCGCTATTGCTATATTTATTTATTGGGATGAAATTATGGAATTTTTCAAAAAGCAATTTATGAAATTCGCAAGATTGCTAGGGAGTGCTTGGGGAAAAATCACTAAATTTTTTGAAGAATTTGACTTTCTAGATTTCTTCAAAGGAATTGGTAACGCGTTGATTACTTTCTTTCTGCTTCCTTTAAAATCCATGTTGTTTCTTTTATCTAAATTGCCTGGAAAGCTTGGAGATTTAGCGAGTGTTGGACTTGATAAGCTTAATGAAATGGAAGCCAATTTTAATTTTGATAGGAACGGAGACGAAAGCGGTGTTTTGCCAAATAGCTCGCAAGCTGCAAGCCAACAAACAACCGAAACAATTAGAGATAGCAATATTAACCTTACAGTAAAAGACAAGGGTGATAATGTGGAGAAAGTATATCAAGACGGAACAGCGATTCCAATAAGTATGCAGAATACTGTAGGAGTTTTAAACTATGGTAATTAGGTAATTAATTAAATAAATCATAACCATGTCAACAAGCAAAATATAAAGCGATGTCAACAAAAGATATAAATTTATTTGAAAGCGGATCTGGAGGTGAAATGCGAATTTTAAATTCTGATTTACTACTTACAGAAACAATTTACCAAACTATTTATTTAGCTCTTTACGGTGGCAACGTTGAGCAAAATACTACAAGCGAGGAAACGGATTTAGAGGAGAATTTTGACTATTGGGGTAACCAATTATTTTATTCTAACAATACAGATAAAT